GCCTATTCCGAGCGAAATGTATGTTGTGGATAAAAATAAGATAGTATTTGACCAAAGTCTTTTGAGTATTTTGCCAGTAGAGGATGTTAATCAGAAAACTCCTAATATGAGCGTTTCTGTAAGATATTCTCACTATCCTGTTTATCACGTCATAGACGTCAACCGAGAGCTGATGAAAGTTCGGGAAAGTAAGTTATGTTCTTTCGATGATTCAGAGCTCAGGCAAATGCCTATAAATGTGTTAGCAAGAAAAGCTCACTACATATTCGATGCTCAGAAATTCGGAGAAGAAAGTTTTGAAAATACCGTAATGCCTGAATAATATGCCTCAGCCAATAACAATAGACCTAAGCGGACTTCAATCTCAATTTGGTTTGACAAGCCAAGAGATTGATATGCTTACAGAAACTTGCGTAAATGCAGTTACTGCGGTAGTATATGCTAATTGGCAGGCACTTGCTAAGCAAAGGTTGAATTCAACTGTACCTGAATACCTGCAAAATATCATTAAGGTTGATAAAGGTAGATTTGCTAAGCAAATAGTGTTGACTGGTATCTTGCCTAATATGATTGAGCAAGGTGCTTCAGCTTTCGACATGAAAGAAGGCTTTAAGAAGTCAAGCAAGGTACGGTACACTATCCCAGTTTACAACGCAAAAGGCAAACAAGTTCGTAAGGGGGGAGATTGGTATTTGACCATTCCGTTTAGACATGGA